AGAGACAGTGACGAAAATAATGGTTGGAAAGACAAAAAGCTCACAAATTTTGATAGGTTCTTTTGGAGAAATAGAGCGTTGTGGGTCGGCGATAGCCCAAGGCTCGACTAGCTATTATAATTTTTTAATGGTCATTGCCGAAATTTGAACAATGGCAGCACAAAAAAACGAACTGGATTACACGTCAATCATCGTACCGTCCAGAACACTGGAATCCTTACTGGGAGTAAAGGCGCGGACGATTCGGGATCTCGCAGATAAGGGAATTGTGAAGCGAGACACTCACGGCAAATATTTTCTCTTTGAATCGGCAAAGGGGTATATCACAGCGCTGAAGGTTGCAAACGCTGGAAAAAACGGGTTTTCCGTGGAAGACAGCGAGGACGAATTGAGTCTGGAAAACGAAAAGGCACTGCATGAACATAGCAAGCGGCTGATCACAGAGATTAAATTGCAGCTGATCCGCGGACAGGTGCACAAGTCGGAAGATGTGGCGCGTGTCATGACGGATATGTTTGCTAAATTCAAGTCAAAAATGGACGCGCTCCCGGCAAAACTTGCACGGAAACTGGAAGGAAAAAACAAGGTTGAAATACAGACGGTGCTAAAAGCAGAGATAAGTAAAGCGCTGGCGGAATTGGCAGATTACAAGCCGGAGAACTTTTACTCAGACGAACATGTGGAAATTCCGGAAGATGCGATCGCGCAACTGGAGGATGACTTGAAATGAGTGTGAGTTATAACACAGTAAAGTTTATGTGCGATCTTACGGAAAACCTGCGGCCAAGACCGGAAATGTCTATCAGCCAGTGGGCGGATCGGCACATGGTGCTTCCGGAGGGCAGCAGTGAGGCAGGACGATATTCGTCCGATACCATTCCGTTTCAGAAAGGGATTATGGATGCGATTGCCGATCCGGAAGTAACTTCGGTATCTGTTATGGCATCTTCGCAGGTAGGAAAGACAACCATAGTGATGTGTGGGATTGGATATTACATTGATTATGAGCCGGCCACACAGATGCTTGTAATGCCAACGATTGCGGATTCAGAACGATTTTCGAAAACGCGTTTTGCAAAGATGATTGCTGATATTCCGGAACTTCGGGAGAAAGTTGCAGATCCGAAAGCGCGTGGATCGAACAATACGATATCACTGAAAAGTTATCCGGGAGGAACGATCGCGTTGAGCGGTGCAAACTCCCCGTCCTCTCTTGCATCCGATCCAAGACGGATTATCTGGATGGATGAGACGGACCGATTTCCGGAGAGTGCAGGAAGTGAGGGAAACCCGATAATTCTGGCCGAAACCCGTGCGACGTCTTATTGGAATAAAAAATATATAAAGACATCGACTCCGACCGTAAAGGGACGAAGCAAGATCGAAGATGCATACAATAAAGGCTCGCAGGAAGTATGGAGTGCGAAGTGCCCGGAATGTGGAGCATGGCAGCCATACAGCTTTCAGAGAATTGATTTTGACTCTGTGTCTATGGCGTGCGAATCCTGCGGATGCCTGATTTCGGAAATGCGCTGGAAACAGAGTGAGCATAAGTGGATTGCAAAGCATCCGGAAAGAAAGAGGAACAGGAGCTTCCGGCTGAACCAGTTGGCAAGTCCTTTTGTAGAATGGCAGGATATTATCGACCGGTTCAAAAGCGCAAATGAGCGATTAAAAAAATATCATGATCCAGAGGACCTGAAAGTATTTGTAAATACAGTATTAGGTGAAACATGGGACGAGACGGAACACGTAGATAATGCAGTGAGCGACGAAACTCTGCAGGCACGGGCAGAACATTACAATGCAGATCTGCCGGATGGAGTCATATTGCTGACAGCGGCCGTTGATGTGCAGGACGATCGCTTCGAGATTGAAGTGCGCGGATGGGCGCGGGAATACGAGACCTGGGGGATTGTAAAGACAGAACTATATGGAGATCTGGTTAAAAAAGCCATATGGGATGAGTTGGAGGAGTATTTATCACAGGTATTCCATTTTGAAGATGGCAGGGAACTTGGAATAGCAGGGTTTGCAATCGACACAGGAGGACATCATACCAACAGTGTATACAAGTGGATCAAGACGATGAAAGCCAAAGGAAAGAAATGCTATGGTGTAAAAGGATATGCTGGAAAAGCGGATCTTTTGTTATTGCACAAAAAGACTGTAGTAGAAATCACAGAGGAAAGACCGAATGGAAAGAAAGTTGTAGTGGATCATACAGTGATCCAGATTGTCGGAGTTGACTCCGGAAAAGAGGACATCACAAACAGACTGAAGATTCAGGAACCGGGAGCGGGATACTGCCATTACCCGGAAGATACCAGAAGGGGTTACGGAAACGAATACTACAAAGGTCTGACATCTGAATCAAAAATCGTGAAAAAAGTCAATGGAGTATACAAGCCGGTATGGGTAAAAAAGAGCGGTGCGAGAAATGAGCCACTGGATCTGTTTAACTACAATTATGTGGTGGAAGAAATCCTAAGACCAAACTGGGATGCACTGGAAGCAAAACTGGAAAATGGAATTAACTATGTTGCAGGAGTACAGAGAAAGAAAAAAACCACTGTACGCAGGACGATAGGGGGGATGGAATTGTGATCATCCGGAACAAAGAAGACTACAAACAGGCACTGGAAGATCTGGCAGACCTTAAGAAAGCAAAAAAGAAAATCCTCGTGGGTGGTCAGTCGTATTCGATTGGAACGAACCAGCTGACACGCGCCAGTCTGAAAGAAATAAACGCAGAAATCAAAGAACTGGAAACCGCAATTAACGCATACGAACAGACCGGAAGCACACGGCGCATTGCAAAGCGTGTAATACCGGTGGATTGAGGAGTATATGGGAATCAGAGGATGGTTTGATAAAAAGAATCAGGAAAAAGAATTAGAAGCGGCAAAGCGAGAGAACGAACTGGAACGGCTAAGGACGAACACAGCAGCGGCCCGCGCGCAGAGGTCGTATGTGCAGCAGTTTATGAATTCGGGATACGGAAATGGCGGAGCCAGTCACACAGAAACGTGGTCAAAAAGCTATCACGACGAGAGCCTGTCACCGAAATCTGACATCGAAGAAAACCGGAAGACACTAAGACAGCGCACACGGGATCTGGCAATGAATGCGCCGATTGGTGCGGCGGCCATCAATTCGACAAAGACAAGTTGTATTGGCCCGGGACTGATACCAAAACCAAAGATTGACTATGAGTTTCTTGGACTCACAGCGGACGAAGGGAAAAATTTAAGTGATCAGATCAAACGCGAATTTGCTCTTTGGGCGGAAAGTACACAGTGCGATACTGCAGATCTGAACAATTTCTACGAATTGCAGCAGATTGCGTTCGCGGACTGGCTAAAAAACGGGGAAGAATTTGTATTAATACGGTACGAAAAAGAGAATGAAAACATGCCATATCAGCTAAGGCTAAAGCTGGTGCTTGCGGATCGTGTATCAACTCCGGGAACACTTGACGGAGATTACAGTGGATACGATGAAAAAGCGAAAAACGGGAACCGGATCATGAATGGCATTGAAATTGACCAGAACGGGAAAGTGGTAGCCTATCACATTAGCTCCTTTTTCCCAGGAGAGGATAATTTTGGAGGAAAATATGACTGGACAAGAGTAGAAAAGCGTGGGAACCGGACAGGAAACCCGAATATACTGCATATTTTTAACGCGGAAACAGCGGAACAGTATCGCGGGGTGCCGTTCCTGGCACCGGTAATAAAAACACTAAAGCAGACCACACGTTTTTCGGACGCAGAATTGATGGCGGCAATAGTAAATTCGCTTTTCGCTGTGTTTATCTGTACGGATGACGGAAATGGGATAGATGGATATGGTGGAGAAGATGAAGAAACAACAACCGAAAACGGGGATGTACATATTGGCACAGGCACGGTATCTTACCTGAGACCGGGCGAAGATGTGAAAGCGGTTGAATCCACGCATCCATCGAATAACTATGCGGAATTTATGAAAACAATGACCATGCAGATTGGTGCCGCACTGGAGGTCGCGCCAGAAGTGCTGATGAAGCAGTTCGGGAAAAATTTTTCCGCATCCAAAGGAGCTTTGAATGAATCGTGGCGTGCATTTTCCACGAGGCGCAAGTGGTTCGTTCAAGATTTTTGCCAGGAAGTTTACAACCTGTGGCTGGCAGAAGCGGTGTCAAAAGGGCGGATCAAAGCACCGGGATTTTTTTCGGACCCGATAATCCGGAAAGCCTATTGCAACGCAACCTGGACAGGACCGGCGCAGGGATGCATGAATCCAGTGCAGGAAGTAGATGCAGCTATCGCAAGAGTGAAAGAAGGATTCTCCACACACGAGGATGAATGCGTGGCAATGAATGGAAGCGACTTTGGAGAGAATGTCCGCACGCTGAAAAAAGAGAATGAAAGCATTGCAGATGCTATAAAAGCGAGAGAACAACAGGAGGAAAAAGATGGGAAAGATACAGATTAAAGGACCGATTGTATTAGACGCAGATGCATGGATCTACGATTGGCTGGGAATGCCATGTGCGTGCCCGAAGAAATTACAGAAAGCGCTAGAGGAGGCGGGTGGTAAGGATGTAGAACTGGAAATTAACAGTCCGGGAGGATATGTGTCCAGTGGGTTTGAGATGTACCAGGCGGTAAGAGATTACGCAGGGAAAGTAAGTGCGCATGTGATCACTGCCTGTTCTGCCGCTACGCTTTTGGTGTGTGCAGCAGATGAAGCCCTGATATCCGAGGTGGGATATGTAATGATCCACAATGCATCGAGACAGACATCCGGCAACATGAACAAAAACGAGATGCGCCAGTGCGCAGACCAGCTTGCGGAAATTGATGAAGGAATTTTGAATGCATACGTGAACAAAACAGGGAAAAACAGAGAAGAACTGCAGACGTTAATGGATGCGGAAAGCTATATGGGCGCAGAAAAGGCGATCTCATACGGTTTTATTGATGGATATATGAAAGATAACAAAAGTGCAGCAGTGCAGGCGGTTGCATCAGAAACACCAATGATTTCCGCAGAGAAAATGAAAGAGCTTGCAAATCTGATTGAGCATAAATCAGAGAAAGACACTGCAAAGAAAGAAGGAGGAGAAAAGATGACATTGCAGGAATTCTTACAAAAGAATCCAGAAGCAAAAGCGGAACAGGATGCTGTTATCGCAGAAGCTACACAGAGCGGAGCAGATGCAGAACGCGAACGGATTCAATCGCTTGATGCGATTGCTAAAACCGTATCGGCAGAAGCATTGAACGAGGCAAAATACGGGAAAAACAAGGTAGATGGGAAAACCCTTGCGTATGATGCAATGGTAAAGGGAGAACTGAAAGCAGAGGCCTATATCAAAGATGCTGTGAAAGACTCGGCAGAGTCTGGAGCTGAAGACGTGGGTGCTGGAAAAGGAGAAGCTGGAGAACCAGAGAACACAGATGCCGAAGATATGGCGGCGTTTGTAAACAGTCGGAAAGGGGTGTAAAACAATGGGAAATCTAATCAATGAAGCATACACAGTGCAGAACAGCGGATTACTGTATGACGCATCACATCCGGCGGATGGAAAAATCATAACTGTATCAATTGCAAAAGGCGCAGCTGGAACGATTGAAAAAGGCGAAGTGATTGATTTTGATGCAAGCACCGGGAAGTATTCCAAACATGCGGCAGACAAAACCGTAAGCGTGATTGCGGCGGAAAAAGTAAATTATGACGAAAAAGCGGAATCGGCAGAGGTTATGGTGTTTACGTCAGGTGCGTTTAAAAAGAGCGCGGTTGTGAGCGATCCGGCACTTACGGAAACAGACATTGAAACATTTAGAAGTAAAGGAATCTTTTTGAAGTAGAGGAGGAAGAAATGGTAAGAGAAACATTAACACTGATCAATGCGGTCAAAAAGATGTATCCGGTGGCTACATTTTTCAAAGACCGTTATTTCCCGGATGGAAAAACATATTATTCCGAAAGGGCACTGATCGAGACAAAGAAGGGTGGAAGAAAGGTGGCTCCGTTCGTAGCTCCAATCGTCAATGGAATTGTAATGGAACGCGAAGGATACAGGGCTGACTATGTAGATGCTCCGTACATCATTCCGAAGATGGTGATCACAGCGGAGATGTTGGCGAAGAAAGCGTTCGGAGAGTCACCAGAGAGCGGGAGATCACCGGCACAGCGTGAAAAAGAGATTGAAGCAGAGTGCATGGACGAGCTTCGCAAGTCAGTATTGCGTCGGCATGAGCTTATGTGCACCGACATTATCACAAGGGGCGAAGTCATCATGAAACATTTCGCATCTGCGCAGGATGCGGAAAAGGGAACCAACTATCAGGAACAGTGTTTGCGCTTTTACGACAAAACGTTCGACAATGTGTACAAGTTTTCCAAGGACTTCAAAACCATGACCACACGGGAACGGATTCTTGAGCTTTACAAAATCGAGAGCATACTGAAAAAGCGTGGGGTGAAGACGGCGGACATTGTTATGACCGGAGATGTCAGTATGCTGTTTATGGCGGATAAAGATTTCTTGGAATATTACAACAAGAAAGATGTCAATACCGGAAAGATTGACCAGAGTAAGCTGCCGGATGGAGTGGCATACAACGGAACATTGAATGTAAACGGTACCGTGTTCAATATGTTTACATATGATGAAGTCTATGAAGATTTAGACGGAACGGTGAAGGAATTTCTTCCGGCCGGAACGATCGCGTTCTTGCAGCCGGGAATGGGAACCACAGTATATGCACAGGTTACATTCGTGAAAAAAGGCAGCGGTTTCCATTCCTACGCACAGCCGATGGTGCCGCGTGTAA